CCTACATCTTTGAGGTAATTATCAGTAGCCTTTTCGATCTGTTCTGCACTGAGTGTTTTGTTCAGTTCCCTCCAGTGTTTTTCTGCCAGGTTTTTAGTACCTGGGTTATCCCTGGACCTTGCTCTCCAATTTATCCACCAATTTTCAAAAGCAGGGTTAATATTCTTATTAGTCTCTTTTTTCTTTTTATTATTATTAGTATTGGTGGTAGTAGTATTTGTTTTAGGTGCTTTTGGGCTACTAGGGCTTGTAGAAGAGCTTATAACGCGGTCTGTAAGTGATTTACCCGTTGCGAGTTCTACAGCAGTATCAACTACATTATATACTCTACCTACAGGTGTAAACCCTAAACCAGCTTTAACCCAAGTTTTAGGATCATTTATGTTTGGTGGTTTTATAGCCATTTTAATCTCCCGGCGGAAACGCCAATAGTTTTTCGTTTGAAATTATCCAAGCCTTTGGAATAGCTATCTCTGCATCTCCCTGTACGACCTGACCATCTTCTAATAATATGTGTGGACAGATGATAAGAAGATCATCGTCCTCGTGTATGATGACGCCTGATGACACAGCTATAGCCGCTGTAATCTGTTTGAGTTCACTAAGATCTCTCCAGCCTGTGTTAGAACCGCCAGAGGCATCGTGCCAAACTACTTTATGGAGTGTGATCATATTTGACATACGGTGGGCAATTACCTAATATATGTATATAGAAAGTATAACGTTTTTCTGATTCAGAGTTATGATATTCTTTGTATATACACGCCTTTGCTGGTGTCACTGTGCGGCCAACATAAATGGCTGTCCCGCCTTCTAAGACAAGATACAGCCATATCGTTACCACTTCACCTTATTAGCCCAATACGCCGCAGACATTTTGCCTTTTCTGATGTTGCGACCATGACGGGCTTTGAAGCTTTTACGCTTGGCCTTCATACGCTTAGACTCACCAGCCTTTGGCTTGCCAGCAGTCTTAGCGCCCTGCTCACCAAAACGAATAATCTTTTCTTTACCGCCTTCACACGCTTTGACAACATGAGACTTCTTAGGATGGTTGGGTGTACGTCGAGGCTTGTTACAGGCCATCTTCTTTTTGTCGATCTTGCCACCCTTGGCCTTAGCTGTGCGTTTTGGAGTGCCGCCTTCTGTAAAAAGCTTTTTATAATCTTCATAAAATTTGTTAAGATTTTTATAATCTATAGCTCTTTCACCAGTGAAAGAATCTATAAAGTTTTGCGTAAATTTATCTTTATGGATTTTAATAAACTGTACTTTTTCCATTTGGTCAAAATAATAAGGGAGAGACTCAGCAGTTACATCGCCTTTTTCAAGGCCCACTATTAATTCTTTTAGAAACTGAGAATAGTCCTCTATATCGTCTGCATTATATGCTAAAACTTTTAATTGATTTTTAGTAACATCAAAATCATTAATTAAAATATTTTCAGTTTTATGAATTACATCTATTGTCCTATCAAAATACTCTTCCCTTATTTCTTCAGGCACACTTTTAAAAACTCTAGCCTTAGATTGATATTTATCAAAGGCATACTTATCGTAAGCGTCTAGTTTTTTACCAGCTTTAGCTTCTGCCCCAACAGCCTCTACAGCTTCTTTTTTCAAGGCAGGAGTCAACACAGGTTTAGCCATAAGCCTAGCCACTATAGAACCCACACCGCGCTTCTGCCGTTCCAAAAACTCTTTGTATTGGGTTGGTATAACAATAGGTAAGCCAATTGAACCGCCCACAGCTTTTGCAAGCCGTCTTGTAAGACCTCCCTCTGCTTGACCAAACCTATCTATAAGATTTTCAGATACAAGCTGTCTAAATACTTTTGGATTTCCTTTTGCCATGTCATAGAACTCAAAGCCTAGAGAGTTATTTTTTCTATCTCCAATGGCTCCGTGAGGCCCAGTATCTCCAGTAGCTTGCTGAATGTATTCTTTTCCCTGTAAAGCAAGCCTTTTTACTTCGCTATCTTTTGCTATGTTCGCTAAAAACATATGGTTGGCGGCGTTAAAAACATCCCCAGATAGTACTCGCCCATCTTCGTATGTTACTTTTTCTCTTTCAGGCAATTTACCAGCCGCAATAAGGCTATTGACTAGCTCTGCCGCTTCCCTTTCGTTGGCCCTTAAATCTTTAGTTGATACCCCAAAAAACTCTCGTGCCGCCTTTTCCATTAAACCAGAAATAGATCCGTATAATCCTCCTTGGTTATACATAAAGTCTTTACGCTCTCCACGTACAGCGTTCTTAACAAGCACCAGTGGGCCAACTTGAATAGCCTCATCACCAGCTATGATAGGATCGCCTGTAGCTCTGTCAAAGAAATAAGAATGTCTGTCAGGGTTAAAACCTACTTGAGTCCACTCAGGATCATTCAAAGCTTTTTGAGCTAGGCGGTAGTTCTCTTCGTCCGTTCTGTTTATAAGGTTGCCGCCTATACGAGCAAACGGAGACTTAGCCCCTCCCTCCATAACTTTTTCAGCTTTTCTTTCCTTAGCTGGTGTTGGCATGAGATCTACATTACGGATAGATGCTGTAGCTCTGTGTGAAGATGTTCCTTTTGGTTCAACATGAAGAGTCGGAACCCATGTGTCATGCTCTGTGTAAGCATTAATATCTAATCTAAGCCCAACCTGTTGTCCATCAGGAACTTCAATATTAATCTTTTCTTTTTGTCTCTTTTTAAGAGCATTAAACATCTCATCATATGTAGCGGGTTCTGGAACTTCTTCATAAGGCCTTAGCGTGTCATCAGATAGCGGTTCGCCCTTAGACCTCTGTAGAACAGGCTTTGCCTTTGGAGCCGCTTCTTCAGCCACATCCTCTGCCAAGAACTTAGCAATCTTTTTAGCTATCGCACCACCACCCGCAACAAAGCCCATACGGTCTTCTTCGTCTATGAAAGCCTCTCCAGCTTGTTCGTTGTAGGGGCGTCCTGTCATCTTATCTATGCGCTCATCAGGCTCTACAGGGACTTGAGGGACGTTATAGACTTCCCCACCCTTTGCCATGTCTTCACGCAATTCATCAAACTGTAGATTAGGAACAGGCCCACCAAACCTTGGATCAGGAGATTGAAAATACTTAGCGTCTTCTGGTAGCTTCATCAATCTTGTGTGATTAAAAGCATTCTCCATACCAAGTATTTTATTTCTAAGATCTATAAATGTATCCTCTTCCATGTTGGGATGTTTTCTTGCCATTTCATATTCATTCTTTTCAAAGTATTCATAAAAATAAGCTCTATTTTCATACAGGGCTTCGCGCTGTGCTATTGGAATGTTGGCTTCTTTTAGAACTCTTTCAACCCCAGCCGTGCCTAGAAAGACTCTGGCGGCGTTTACAACCTCAAATAAATCTTGTTGGTCTTTGTACTCTGCCTGCACATTCTTTTCAAGATCTTTTACTGTCTCTTCCATGTCTACGCCAAAAGTAGGAGTTTGTTTTCTTCTCCTTCCGCTTTTTCTTTTGTAATCCATTACCTGATAGTAAAGAGCTTGATCAGGCCTGAAAGGGGTTTGAGTAAGCCCCATAGCTCGTCGTACTTCTAGATCAAAGTTATACTTTTCATAGCCAAAAGGCTCTCGCGTATTTAAATCTTCATCAACTATTGCCGCTCGTGCAACCTTAAAGCCGCTATCAAAAATACCGGGGTTAAAAGAATTTAATAAATGAAGAACACCCTGACTCATTTTATAAACAAAATCATCATCTGCGTCATACAACCGCTCTCCTGATGGAGTACGGCCTCCTGTACTGATTGCTCCTACTATATCAGTAATCGCTTCTGTCAATATAGATTTTTCTGCATACGGAGCCGCAAGCGCAACAAGCGCCTCTTTTGTAGCCTCTTCTAAAACTTGATCTAGCTCACGACCCTTTAATTCACCCGATACAATTTCATTATAAAATCTTTGTACAGGTTCTTTTAAAGTATTCTTGGCATCAATAAAACGAATGTCGGTGTAGTGTAACTCACCATCCTTCACGGAATATATTCTAGATGCCTGTGACCAAGGCGTTCTTGTTAAGACTTTTGCCGCTTCTTCTTCTTCTTCATTAAAGCCTATCAATCTTGCAGAGGCGTCTGACCCAATCTCCCACGCCGTTGGAACAGCAATATAAAATGCTAGTCGTTGAGCGCCCCGCCTAGCCATAACAGCGTTACCAGACGTTAGCTCTTCAGAAGCCATTTTTATATTGTATAGGCCTGTTCTAATAATTTCACTTGCAAAAGCTGGGAAGTTTCCTAGAGGACCATAACGTAAATCTTTAGTTCCCGGTGAAATCATGTCATAATTTTGTATGCCGTTTCGTATTTTAAGAGCCGCCTGTTGTTTTAAAACCTCTAATGACTCATCTGGATATGCTTTTTTTAGAACATCTAGCTCATAAAAATAAGCATTCATTTTAAAATAATCATCACCAGCAACGTACAAATCCTCAAAAGGCTTACCAGCTTTCGCAAGAGTATTGATTACCCCATCTTTTGTTATTTTATCTTGATCAAGTTTACCAATAGCCTGTATAAGTTTCCTAAATTCATTAACTCGTAAGTTAGTGTTTACAACGCCTAGACCCAAAAGTTCTTCATATATTTTATCTGTTTCAGCATCACCACCAGTTTTTAGATTATTATATATTAGTTTCAAGCCATCACTAACACGCCACGGAGGTACGCCCGTAGCTAAAGCAACCTCTGCCGCGCCATAAATATTTCTAAGTTGTGTTGCTGGTCGATAGACGGTGACTGCTTTTTGTGTTTGGCCCTTTGCCGCACCCCAAAGTCTTAGTGCTCTAGCCGTTTCAGTACCAAAAAATTTACCTTTTCTTCCTTCAAGAAACATTGCAAAGTCATCTTGACGGCCTTCTAGAGCCAAGCCCACTTCTCGTGTAGTAAATTTTTCATGCAACACACTGCCGGGAATATTTAATTTATAATCATATCCTGCTTTTCGTGTATCAAAAATGTATTTACCGCCAGCTATATCATACATCTTAGAATTAAATTTATTATTTTCTAATAGCCTAGCCATTCTAGAAACTGTCAGTACTACATTTTCAGAGGGGTTTTCAATCTCACCCAAAAACTCTCGCAGTTCTGGCGTAAGTTTTTTACGCCCAAGCAAGATGTTTTTTGTTTCTTTAGTTAAAGCTCCCCAAGACTGTATAAACCCGCCTCTATTCTCCTTTAAAGATAGCAACAAATCATCAACCTCTGTTCGTGCGGATTCATAAGCTTCATCAGGGTCCATTCCACCCTTAATCTTTAGCTTTTGAAGTTGATTTACAACGTATTGAGTAGAAGATTCGCTGGGCTTAAATCCAGTGTCTTCAAAAAGCCTATAAGACCTATTTAAGTATTTACCTGTGTTATCAAGAATTACTTGTCTTAAACCCTCATCAGGTATTGAAGAGTTTATAAGTCTATTAGATAATTTATCTATTAGTGCTCTAGCCTCTATAACAGGTTGAGCGACTTCAACAGGTAGCCCTAGTTGCCTTGCCTGCTCTTCTATTGTGTCACCCTTCTTAAACGTAACTTTACCTGTTAAAGCTTCTTTAACTTTGTCCCTGTATTGCTGTTGGTTGGCTTTAATTTTTTGTGGGTTAAAAGTTAATATAGTTTTATCCACTACATTGCTCAAGGCTGTTTCTAAACGACCTGAAATATTTTCAGCTTCTTTAATTAACTGCCGCGTAGCATATTCTTTCTGCCTAACGGCGTTGAAAGCTACGGGAGTAAAATAGCCGCGTGAAGTAAGCCACTTAGAAACAAACTTACTAAAGCCTGCTCTTTGAGATTCAACTTGTGCCAGCCCTTCAGCCGTTTCTTGACCAACCCCCTTACCATATAAAAGCTCATTAACAATTGGACGATGTGTATTAGAGCTAGACAGCACCAAGTTTTCTTTAGCCTCTGCAAGATACTCCATTGTTAATTTAGCTTGGGTTTTAGGATCTTTATTTACAAGATTTTTTATGGCAGATGCTCCCACACCTACCGATTTCAGTAAAAACTCTAAAGCCCCAGAAACAGCAAAGCCCTCTAGAGTCAGCTTTAGTCGTTGCTCTAGCTCATCGTCAGCCTCGTCTATAGAGAAAAAATCTACTAGGTCTTGTACATTTTCTCCTAGCTGTATAAGTTCTTGTTCTTCTAAGTCTGAAAATGCTCCAGAAATAGTCTCGCCTGCTGGGTTGCCTGTGTACATTAAATTTTCTGTTAGTGCAAGCGTAGAAGCTCCTGCCAAAACTTCTCTAAATAGTGGTGTGCCTCTACTTAATGAAGATGCCCATGCTTTTGCGGCACTTTTTATTGGCCCACCTGTTGCTATATATGTTCCTACAGTAGCCGTTATTCCCGGTAAAGTCTCTGGCGTTCTGATAGCGCCTTCTTCTGTAAGAAAAGACTCTGATTGAATTGGGGGTATGTCTTCGTTATACAAAAACTCTTCGTTATTTTTTATAGCTGTTATTTGATCTTGAAAGCCCAGCCCAGTAAATCTTGTATCAGCACTTGCAACAGAGGCTACCCCATCAGCGACTTTTCTTTTTAACTTATTAACAAGCTCATCAGATACCAGCTTATCGTCATCTTCAATACCTAATGCGTCACCCAATAGGCCCATGTTTTGATAAGATAGATTGACAATATCTTGCCCTAGCCCCAGAGCACCAATAAACGGACGCGCCATAGCCCCCGCAACCTCATCACGAACCGTAGCGGGTTTACGTTCAGGCGTAATAACAGCAGGCACTTTGTCTTCAGCTACTTCATCATCTCTTCCTAAAAGAGTTTCTAAAGCTCTTAGCCGTATCTGTTCACTAGCCAGTTGTAATATTTCTTCTTCAGTTTTTTGGCCTTCGTAAGTGACCGTAATTTCTTCGCCTGAAGGAGTTTCTACAATTGCTTTTCCCATTTATTGCTCAACTTTTTTAAGTTCTAATCCTGACCCTTTTAGCGCTGGATTAATTAGGCCGGTTAAAATAGTGCTTAATGCTATGACCGCTTTTTGATGCTCTTCTATTTCTGTATCACTTTCACCACCAGAAAGGCCGTTTCTCAAATGCACGTTTCTCTGGAACATTTGATCTATTGTTGAACTAGCTATAGACTGAATGAGCGCCCTTCTTACGTCATTAGTTTCTTTTGTTTGATCAGTTATGGGGAAGTTATCTGAGTTGTTAATAGTTTCTATAAGCGCCATTTGTGCTCGTCGCAAATCTTCAACAGTAGGGTTGTCAAAATTAGGCATCTGACTGCCAGTAACGTCACCAGCATCATTTTTCTGAGTGCCTATCAATGCTTGCATAAAGGCTTTATTACCCGCCGAATCGGAAGGAAATACAGTATTGGCTATGCCTATGATTTTATCAAAACTATCTTTCCTAACTAGATCCATCATTTCTGTATTATTAAAATCAATGGGTTCAAAAGTTACAGTCGGCTCACCGTTGGCATCGATTACTGTTTTTACTACCATAGTTTGTTGCTTACCTTGAAAGGTAAAGGTCTGTGCGGCTATACTGGTTGTACCTATAGGAGCGGCTTCAAAATCTTCTTCAAACTTTTTTCCAAGTTCTCTAGCTTTTGCTGTCGCAGTACCAAAGTCTATAGAATAAACTAGATTTCTAGTTTCTTGAAATGCTTCCGAAGCCTCATTAATTGCTACGGCTCTTTCGCCTTCAGTGAAACCATCACTAGGATCAACAGGCTGATTAAAATCTGAGAAAGCCGCCATAGCTTCTATTTCCGCATCCTCTCTGGTTTTTCCTGTTAGAAAGTTTTTTGCCGCAGAGGAAATATAGTTAGTTACGGTCTTTGGTCTTGCTCTACGAGAAGCGAGATCCACTAGATTTTCGTAGCTTCCTTCTGTGGGAGGCTCTGCGTTTATGAGTTGTCCAAGTGATTTACGTCTTTCTACAAGCTGATCTACAATAAAGTTTGCTCTTTTTCGCAACAAGGCATCGAAGGCTCTTGTATCTTTAGAAAGAAATTTCCCGTCTTTTGTTTTTGTTGTTTCCAGAGTTGCTCTTAGTTGTGGCATTACTAATCCCAAGTAATAATCTCTTTCAGATGTAGTTCCAATAGCCTTAGTATCTAAGTGATAAGCTTTAATATTCTCATCAGCCATTCTAGCCACCTGCATAGCAGATAAAGCTGGGCCTTTCTGCATATAGTTGTCTAATCTTTCAGATAAAATGTCATTAGTAACATTTTTTGCAAACTTTAGACCTACAGGTATTAACTCTTTTAGAAAATCTCTTGTATTAAAACCACCACCGCGCCTCGCCCGTTCTTCATTTGCGATACGTTGTGTCATTAATTTATCAAAAGTTTTAGAAATTCCTTCAGCCATTATTCTTCACCTTCTCTTTCAGGAGCCATTAAGAGACTTCCAGTATTAGGAGGCGCTCCTCCCTCTAAATTTAATTCTTCTGCTGTGGGTAACTCGTCAAGTATTTCCATATCTTCAGGGGCGGCAAAAGGCAACGGAATGTTAGAGCGATCTAGTTGTTTTATAGCCTCTGTAGTTTCTTGTGGAACCTGTCTACCAAAGGCAATCATCTCATCTATTTCATCCTCATCTTCACCTCTATAAATAAGAGCATCTACTCCTGCTCTTTCAGCCAATGCAAGAAGCATATAAGCTGTTGGCTCTACCAACATCATCATTAGGTTTACATCCCACTTCCCTTCAGTGAATCCAGTAAACAACATAACTTGAGCTATATCCATAATAGGTATATCTTCCATCATGGCTCGTAACAACCCTGTATAGTTCTCCTCTTCTAGCATCTCAGAGAATAACCAACGACTTGCCTCATGGACGTTTCCGTACTCAGGAGGTCTTTCGTAAGGTGCAGGGTTTTCTGGATCGGAAGTTAAACTAGATCCCGGTATAGGTCCACCGCGCAGTACTTCTTGAAAATATGCTTCATTCATTTGTTTATCCTTATGCCGCCCTGTAGCCGCCCAAGCCTACGTCGATACCTTGTTGTTGCATTCTTTGTAAGCTTTCCATACTAGACATAACATCAAAGAGAAGCCCCGTATCCCCATAGAGATTGCCTTGTGACATATTTTGATTAAAGTTTGATGTAATCATTTCTGTGCTTGGAGATATTCCAATGCTTGTTGAATCTACAGCACCTAAAATGTTTGGTGGCGCTATTTTAACTTGGTAGATATCAGTGTCAGGATATTCATCTATTAATCCTATTTTTTGTCCAAATTGAACAAAACCAGCATCTATAACCATTTCTGGTGCTTGAGCTATTTTCTGACGCCCTAACTCTGGAAGGTCATCAAAAGTTTTACCTACATTTTCTGGGATCTCTGAAATAGCTGTTGTTACGCCATCAATACCCCTCTGCAACAAGCTCTTGGGTTCATTAATTGTCTTTGCTTTAACAACTACTTCTTGAATTGCATCTAGCTGTGTTTGAATATTAAGTGGATCAATAGTGTCTTTTGGTGCTGTGCCAGCTAGTAAACTACTGCTAGAGTCGGCTGGTAATTTTAAAGCCTTTTCAACAGCATCAGGCGCTAAAGCATTTCCCTGTTGTAGTTTACCTACTGGAGGACCACCAGCATTAGTGGATATACCACCACCTGTGTCTGAAACTAATGCATCTAGTTCTTTAGTATTGCTAGTGACATGGGCTTCTATTTGTTCAGGAGTCATACTAGCTATATTAGTCGCAAGTGGATCTGATATGGTTGTAGGAACACCTGTCACAAGCTGACCAGTAGATTTTGCAATATTAGTTAGCCCATCACCAGCGGCTCTGAAAACATTTCCCCACTCCGCAGTTCCCGGTTCAACAACATTAACGTTCATCTTCGCTAAAAATTCTCCTGTCTTGCTAGTCGGATCAACACCAAAACTGCTTGCAATATTAGTGGCTGTTTGACCTACCACATCTTTAACACCTTTAGTAATAGATTTGTATAGTCCACCAACCCGCTTAGAGGCTTCCAACATAAACTTGCCAGCGCCATTAATAACGCTTTGTCCTACGCCTTGATAGCCTGCCATCCATCCTGCCGCCCCATTAAACCCTTGAGCTAATAGTTCGCCTATCCCCGGCATAATAAACATAAGACCAATTTGACCGACAATACCAATCTTATCCATGAATTTACCGATGCCTTTTACAGCACTTTTAATTCCTTTTCCTATTTTCTTAAAGACTTTTTTAATGCCCTTAAAAACTTTTTTAAAGAAGCCCATATTAATCGCCCCCAATTCCGTTTATAATATTATCTATAGCGGTAACTAACTCAGATACACTGCTCTCTGAATCTTTTCCTGCCGCTGTCTCATTACCAAGAGCTACGGCATATAGCTGAGTCTCCCTAGTTTCTGCATTTTCGTACTGCTGTCTTAAATAGTTTGCTTGATCTCTAGCTTCTTGCCATACATTCTGTTGTTGCTGTATTGTCATGTTAAAAGCATTTTGAGCATTTTGTTGGTTCGCCGCATTTTGAGCCGCATTTTCTGCCGTTGTTAAGTTACGCCTCCAAGCAACATCTGCCTGTGCAATAGCCTGTGCGTTTGCGGCATTGAATTGCTCACGCCTAAATTCTTGATCAGCATTAAACTGACCAGCCTGTAATTGTAGCTGTGCGTTAGCTATTGTTTCACCGCTATCAATTCTTTCTCTTGCTTGAGTTAGTTGGTTTGTTTGAGCCGCATTAAATTGATTTATTTGTGCCGCTAGATTTTCATTAAACTGATCTACTTGATTTTTACTTGTAGCATTAAACTGTTTTGCGGCATTTTGCATAGACTGATCAGATAACAAAGCCTGTTGTTGCATCTGAGCCGTTAGCATATTTGCTTGCTGTTTATTATTTAAATTAGTTAAATCCATCTGTAAAAAAGACTGTGCGTTCTGTGCGGCTAGTTTAGCCTGTACGCTTAGGTTTGCTTGGTCTAAAGATGCCATATTTGTAGCATTTAAAACTGCCGTCTGTTGTTCAGCGTTAAAGTCGGTCAGTGTCATAGTTTGCATAAATTTACTATTAGCAAGTTCAACCTGTTGATCAGAATTAAACTTAGTTAAATCTATGTTAGCTACCATAGAGGCATTCTGAACAGCCCGTTGTTGATCAACACTTAGTTGAGCAACATTTAGTCTGTTTGCAATCTCAGCCTGAAGAATATTTGTCTTCATACGGGCGTCAAGATTTGCAAGCTCTGTCTGTTGGTCAGCCGTAAGTTGATCTGATTCCGCCTGATTTAAAGCAGTAAGATTTGCAAGCCTCATTTGTTGATCATTGCTAAGATTTGCAAGCTCCATTTGTTGCTTGAAGCCTTCATTCTTAGATAAGAAATCAGCGGCTGTTTGCATCTCTATAAGCCGCTCCTGATTTATTGCACTTACATTTCCTTGTTCAGCTTGAAACTCAAACTGAAGATTGGCTAACTCTATTTGTTGTTCATTTCCCAACTCTTGAGCATTAATGGCCTGTTGGTTTTGAGAACGCTGTATTGCCGCTTGTTGTTGATTCTGTAAAGTTTGAACTCGTGTTTGTTGTTGTTGTGCGGCAGACGTAATAACAGCATCTTGAGCAAACTGGCTCTGCATCGTTGACATCTGCTGGGCCATCTGAGCCGTCTGAGAAGCCGCTGTCTGACTGTTAGAGACATTTTGTAGTCTACGCTGTGCGTTTAGATTAGATTGCTGTATAGCCGCCTGCTGTTGATTTGTGAGGTTCTGAACAGACCTTTGTTGTAAGGCTTGAGCATTTGCTTGGGCAATAGGCATTGCGCTTGTAATAATTGCATTAAACAAAGCATCACGGCCTACGGTGGAAGCGTCTAATCCCCGTTGCCTCATAATTGTATTTACTTGATCAACGGCTGGTCTAGCCCACACAGGAACCTCACCATCTTCAATACCACCAAGAAGTGTTTCCATCTGAGCAGATACAAGAGCTTCTGTAGGCAAAGCCGCAATAGCCGCACGAACCTCAATAGGCTCGTTATCTACTTGAGCTTCTACAGTTGCAGGATCTTCAACGATTGCCGCAGTAATAGTTGGAGGAAGCTCACCAACTGCCGCAACCATTTCTGCGGCGGCTCCTTTAGCGGCTGTACCCTTTACCTTTCTTATTTGTGCCGCTTCGTAACCAACAGTGTCTACAATCTTTGCGGCCTCCCCCTCATCTGCTTGAGTGCCTGTTATACGCTGTCTTTCATTGCGTTCAGCTTCAGCACTAGGCGCTACATCTGTTACCTGACCTGTTACTTGATTAACATAAGAACCATCAGAAATGGTGAATTGTGTCTGGCCTGCACGAGCCGCTTGTTCTTGTGCGGTGTCTCTACTAGCCGCAACAGCCCTTTCTGTTAATTGTTTGTCATCAAGCTGTGCAATAGCTCCTTCACTTAGTGTGCCTTCTGCGGCTTCTGCGGCTTTGACTTTATCGCTAACCGTAACTGCATCATATGTATTTGCTGTTAGTTTTGTAGGTACAGTGGCTT